ATGAACGAAGCTCAAATCATCTATTACGACTTGCTGCCTGACTACACGGTTTCTGTGTTGGTCAAAGGTTGCGACGAATGGGATTTGCTTAAATCCATGTCTCATCTTGAGTCTTGGGCTTCGTCTCAGTTCGCTTCTTATGAGTTGGTGTCCATCACCAACACGACCGTTGAACAACGTATCAATATGGGGGTGTTCGATGACTACCGCAACTAACATCCTTAAAAGTTTCGATGAGCAAAGCGTTCATATTGATTACCTGTGTTTTACGTTTGCTGTGAAAGACTTACGTCATTGTCATGATGCGGTTCGTCGATTGCACAAGCATGAGGAATACAAAGGCTTTGCCAAATCTGGACTGTTACAGCGTCACTGTCGTGCACCTAAGTTCCCTGCTCCACCTGTGTTTAATCCGACGGTCGCTCAGACTTCCGACGAGATTGATGCGTACAACAAAGCGTTTGATATCTGTTATCGCAATTACTTGGAAGACTGCTCGCGCATCTTCACCAACCAAGTGCTTGGTTTGTCGCTGTCAGCACCTCGCGGTTTGGGTTTCCAGTTCTACACCGAATCCATGAAACTGACTTCGCCAGATGGTGAGGACTTCTGCGGCTTCGTTGGTATCGGCGGTAACAATGACACGGTGCATTTCCAAATCAACGGAACGGGATGCAAGCATGTATTTGCCCGTCGTCCTACGTGGTCGCTACATGACTGGCTGACCAATGTGCTTGGTGTACAAACTTTGGCGCGTGTTGACTTGGCCTATGACGATTACGACGGGATTTTTGATTGCGAATACGCTTACAAGGCGTGGCGTGACGACTGTTTCCGCACCGCTGAACGTGGTCGTGGTCCTGTGCTTCATGAAGACATGACCATTGCCAGTATCGGCAAAGATGGCAAACCGATTTACACCAAAGAGCAATACTCGATTGGTTCGCGTACCTCGCGCATTTACTGGCGTATCTACAACAAGGCTCTTGAGCAGAAACTCGCGAACACTGGCCTTGTCTGGTATCGCTCTGAAGTAGAGCTGAAAAAATGGAATGTTGATGTGTTGCTGAATCCAGCTGGCGCGTATGCCGCGCTCAATGATTTTGCTGCGTCAATTTCTACTGCAAAGAAATTCAATACCAAACCTGTCCCGACGAAACGCGCGGCGTTAGACCTGTTGGCCTCTGCGCACTGGATGCGTCGCCAGTACGGGAAAATCCTTAATTCACTTATCGAGTTCCATGAGGGCGACATTGAAACCGTCGTCGGTTCCCTTGTCCGTGATGGAACGAAATTCACCTTCCCCGATACCTACGGCAAGTTGGTGACTCACATATTGGAGACTTAACAAATGGCTAAATCCGTTTTTGTACTTGGCATGGATATCACTTGGAACTCAGCACGTGGTGACAGTGCTCAACTGAACGTGTCACGACCTCTACGTGAAATCAACTCGGAGAAGTTCAAACGCCGCACTATCGGTGAATCCGGTGATGTGAATCCCCAATGGGATCAACCTTTGATGATTGATCATCAATACGCCCTATTACTTGAACGTACTGGTGCTCTCGTTCCTCGTCGTGAATACCAATTGCGCTTGGAGATTAACCCAGAAGACCCATTGGCGGGTGCCATCGTTACGGAACTCATCCCTGTGGATGACGACATCAAGAAACATTTTGAAGCCTCGCTAAAGGCTAAATAAGGAATTTCGTTATGCCTGTGTGTGCTCTACCGAACGCGGACGGTTTTCTCGCTGTCGTTCCTGACATTGAAGCGGCTTCATGCAGTGGTTATGTCATGGTGACGGCTCAAGAATATGACACGTTAATGAGCTACACACAGCTGACTCCAGGAGAGATATCTCAAGCGTTCGGCTTGGGTTTTACCTTGGTGTTCGTTGGCGGCTATCTCTCAACTTACGCCATCAAGATGGCAATACGTTTAATAAAACTACTTTGAGGAATCTGTTATGAAACGTCTAAACGCGCTTAAAAAGTTCGGTAAACAAGCGGCGGCAACCGTCACTGTTGCGGTGCTTTCTGTCCCTGCTATGGCGGCGGAAGGTGGTGCGGCTGACCCGTTCTCCGCTATCGACTTATCTGGTGTGGCAACCAAAATCGGCGCGGCAGGTCTGGTGATTGTCGGCATTACTATGGCTTACAAATCCATCACTCTTGCTAAGCGTGCTGTGAACAAGGCTTAAGTTTATGTTGGCCGTTCTCCACGATGTCCAACTCATCGTCTTTGTGCTTTTGGGTGGCATTGCCGGATACGTGGCCAGCCAAAACTTTAGAGGATAAGGGGGCTTCGGCTCCCTTTTTTATTGGTTTGTTGCGATGAATATTAGTCTCACTTTTCGTTACCTTATTTTTTTCTCTCTCTTATTTTTTGCCTGTCACTCTAGTGCTTTAGAAATGTATGCAAGTTCGGGAATGATGGGGTGCTATGAGAAAAGAGCTTGGAATAATCCCTCTTCTGTCCATGCATGCTTGTATGAGAATTACGGTGAAAACCTTTACGGTGGTGTGCATGATTGTTCTGTTGTGCTTTACGATACTGATTTAGGTTACAACCGATATGCTTCAAATTGTTATAACAATAAAGGCTACTACGAGACCTACGTTATATATGAGAAAGCTAGATGTCCATCTGGCGAGCGATTTAATAGCTCAACGATAGCCTGCGAGCCTAAATGTGACTATGGGACGAATCCCGATGGCACCTGTATGGACGCTTGCCAGTTCAAAAAATCCATTGATGAAACCAAGCTGCTTCAATGGGTTGCGTACGTCTATGGCGAACAAGTTACTGGGGCATGCTATGGCGACTTTGGGGCAACCCGTTGCGAACTAGGACGCGTTCCCAGTGATACTACGCTTTGTACGGATGTTGAGTCTGGTCAATGGACTCAAAACACATTATGTCACGGTAACTTCCAGTTCACGGGCAATCAATGTGAAGGCGGTACACTCTTCTGGGGTAAAGATGGCCCTGACACTCCTATCATTCCTGATGACCCAATTCATGACCCTGACGACCCAACAGGCGACATCGAAGACCCTAGCGTATTACCTGATGGCTCAACCAATACGGTGAATCCACCGGATACTGAGAAAAAGCCGGATGTTGAAGACCCTGATACTGATGATTCAACAGACATGGCAGTATTGAATGCGATTAAAGGCTTGAACTCAGATGTCAACAAGGCGCTAAATGATATGAACATCGACATCAATCAAGCCAGTGCTGACGTTCACAACCAAATCATTGCATTGAATGCGTCGATGGTCACCAATACGCAAGCCATTCAAAAGCAGCAAATCAACGACAACAAGATTTACGAAAACACTAAGGCCCTTATCCAACAAGCGAATGCTGACATCACCACGGCCGTGAACAAGAACACCAATGCCATTAATGGTGTGGGTGATGATGTAGAGAAAATTGCAGGGGCAATGGATGGTATCGCGGAGGATGTTTCCGGCATTTCCGACATCTTAGACGGCATTGCCAACACAGATACGTCTGGCGCAGGTACGGGCGGGACGTGCATCGAATCTCAAACCTGTACAGGTTTTTATGAGTCGGCCTATCCCGATGGCTTAGGTGGTTTGGTGTCTGGGCAGTTAGACAATCTCAAACACAACACCATCGACAACTTTGTCAGCTCGTTTGGTGACCTCGACTTATCCAGTGCCAAGCGCCCTTCTTTCGTGCTCCCTGTGCCGTTCTTCGGTGACTTCAGTTTTGAAGAGCAAATCAGCTTTGATTGGGTGTTCGGTTTTATTCGTGCGGTTCTCATCATGACGTCAGTGTTTGCGGCGCGTCGTATCATCTTTGGAGGTTAATATGGAATGGTTAGTCGATTTATTTAACAAGCTGTTGGTGTTCCTCTATCAGCTTTTAATCTCGCTGGTCAACATGCTCAAAGACCTGTTCTTTTGGGCGGTTGAGCAAATCATGGCAATGGTGAATCTATTGCTCTCTGGTGTGTTCTCCCTATTCGCTCCGGTCGATATGAGCCAGTACATGACCAGCATTCCGCCTACGGTGGCTTGGGTCATGGCTGCAGTTGGTGTGCCTCAATGTCTGTCCATCATTCTGGCCGCCATTACGGTGCGTTTGATGCTGCAATTGATTCCGTTTACGAGGTTAGGCTCATGATATACGCCATAGCAGGGAGACCAGGTGGCGGTAAAACGTATGAGGCTGTCGCCTATCACATCATTCCGGCCATTAAAGATGGCCGCAAAGTCATCACCAATATCACCTTAAACATTGATTGGTTCGTTAAGGTGTTTGGTGAAGACGTTCGAGAACTCATCAAAATCGTGGATGGACGTTTAACGGATTTCGGTTCAACCTCGCGCCCGTTCAGCCAGATTGAAGACTACTCCGACGAATGGCGTAATGAAAAAGGACAAGGACCACTTTATGTGGTCGATGAGGCGCACATGAGCTTGCCAAGTCGAGGCTTGGCCGCGCCGATTCTAGAATGGTACTCAATACACCGTCACTACGGTGTTGATATCATCTTGCTTACGCAGAACATCCGCAAAGTGCATCGAGACATTAAGGACATGATTGAAGTGACCTACCGATGCACAAAGAACACGGCCATGGGCTCAAGCAGTTCTTACACCAAGAAAGTGCAAGATGGTTGTGCCGGTGAAGTGGTGAACACCTCTACCCGATTTTATAAGTCGGAATACTTCCCGTTCTATAAGAGTCATTCGCAATCCAACAAGCAAGTTCAG